TGAGCGCTCGGCGATTGTTGACCGGGATCGCCATAAGCTCGGCCGCGGTGAGCATGTCGCCAACGCGGAGGCGACGCTCGCCCATCGAGAACGGTCGTTTGACGAACGCGCCGCCGAACTGCAAGCTCATTGGACGATACCAGACCAATAATAACCCAAATCCGTGGACACCGCCTGCATGTCGAAGGCCATCTCGCCCTCGGTGCGGACCGTCTCCAGACCGAGCCACGGCAGCGGGATCTGGCTGACGCGAACGCCCATGTTGTTCAGGCCAGAGAAGCCGCGCCAGGCGAACGTGTAGCCGGCCGTCGGCAGCATCAGCCCCGGTTCGGGCGCAACGTGGCACAGCAGCGCGTTCTTGCCGTTGATGAAAGAGCCGGAGAACGTGTTGCCTTCCGACGCCGTATTGTAGACGGCCTTACTGACCAGCACGCGATCGACGTCGAACGCCGCGGCGAGCAGGTCCGGCGTGATCTTCACCGCATCGGCGCGCGTGGTGTACTTGATGCGGTCAATCACCAGCGGATGCTTGCGCAGCGCCTGGTAGACCGGCCAGGTCAGCAGGAGCGTGTTCGCCTCATAGCCGGTGTTCTGCAAGATCGTGGTCTGGCCGACCGCAATATCGGTGAACGGATCGCCGTTGGCGTCGTCGTTCCAATAGGCCGGCGTCGTGGTGCCTGGCGTGCCACCGGCCGTGCCGGTGTTGTCGGTGCCCCAGAGGCCGGTCTTGATGTATTGCGTCGACCAGAAGCGCTCGCGGCGAATGAGCAGCTTTTGCATCACGAACTTAGTGATCGCGATGTCGAGATTAACCGGCGGATCCGCGTTGTTGCGGGTCTGCGGGCCTAGATCCTTGTGGTACGCCCAGACGTTCGCCGTATAAGACGAGCTGCTGGTCAGGTTGAAGCCGCCGCCGGCGGATTCAGTCGCGTCAGCACGCAGCTGCGCTTCATCGCGCAGGAAGTCGTCCTTCGAGAACTTGAAGTAAACGTCGGTCTGGTGCTCGACCGGGACGACCGGAAACGCCTTGTCGGCGACGTAGAAGGTTTCGTCTTGAAGATAGGCGACGCTGATCATGGTCAGCGCAGCCTGTACATGCACCTGCTGCAGCGTTGGGCTGGGCATTTTATAGGCTCCATCTGAGGGAATGCCGCGTCGTCACGACGGGGCCGGGCCGTTGCCCAAGCGGCTTTGAAACTTGGCGCGCTGGGCTGCGCGCCCAGCCGTTACGCGACGGTGCGGTTTGACCCGTGCACCAGCACGGTGATGATCTGCCCCGCCCCGGAGGCGGATTCGATCGCCGTGGCGAACCGATGGTTGGTCGACGTCGCGGTGATCACCCGGCCGCTGCTGTCGGTCATCAGCGGGTCGTTGGCGCTGACCGCAGCGCCGGCGACGGCTTTGCTGATGCCTGAGATCACGACGTCGGCGGCTTGGCCTTGGCCCGGCGTGTTCTGCAGGATGCCATAGATCGCGACACCGCCGGTCGCGTCGATCGTGACGGTCCGAGAGGCGCTGATGTAAACACCGAGGAACTGGCCCGAGCCGTTCGGACCGGCGAGAGATTGAGACAGGCCATAGTTGGCGGCGGCAGTGCACTGCGAGCCGTCGTGAATGGCCGGGCTTTCAGTAGCCATGGCTTTGCTCCATCAAAGGGAAACCAGCGCCGTCACGGCGCGGGACGTGTCGGTAGGTTGGTTTAGGCCGCCGCAGGCCGGTTCTGCGCGCGCTCCCGCTTGGCGATCTCGGCGTTCGCCGGATCGGCGTACGCCTTGGCATAGGCCTGCTCGATCGTGAGTTTCGGATCATTCTTCCGCAGCTCATGCGCTTTCGCCATGATCGCATCGTGCGGCGTCGCATCCGTGTTGCCGCTGGCGGTCGTGCCGAGTTCCTTGAACACGCCGCCCTCGCGTGCCTGCGCTTGGGCGGCAGCGAGCAGCTTCGTGATCTCATCGAGCGCGGCCTTGTCGCCGCTGTAGGCCTTCTGCAGCGTGACGCCATGCGCCTCGCCGATGCCCAGCTCGACCGCGCGCTTTGTATAGCCGACCAGCGCATCGGCGGCCTCGCGGGCCTCGAGGCGCTTCTTCAGGTCCGCGACCTCTGCGTCGCGCTTGGCGATCTCAGCGTTCATACGCTTCTCGACTTCGTTGTCCTTCACGGGATGCTTCTCCATGTGCGCGTCACGTTCGGCCGGCTCCATGTCGGCGAACTTGTCCTTTTCGTCCTGCGACATATCGTCGCCGCGATTGGCCAGGTAGGCCTGGTGCTTATCGCTCATCTTCAGGATGGCAATCTCGCGCTTCGCGATGGTGAGGGACTTCTGAGTGTCCGCCAGCTCTTTGTCCTTCGCCTCGGCGGCCTTCTTCTCTTCGTCGGTCATGGTGGTGCCTTTGCTGATATCGTCCTGGGAACCCGACGCGCCAGCGGTCGCCAGGACAGCGTCACGCATGGCCTTCTCAACCTCTTCCGGCACGGCGGTTTCAACGAAAGCCACGTACTGGGCGATGGTCTCGTCGATCGCCGCCTTCTTGTCCTTCACGGCGTCGTCGAGCATGATCGAGCTGATCGATTGCCGAAGCGCGCACATCGCCTCATGCAATTCATCCAACACGCCGCCAGCATATTCGCCGGTCTCGATCGCCGACTGCGCCGCCTTGAAGTCGTCAGCCTTGCGGAGCGGTAACCACTCGCGCAGCTTGGCGATCCAGGATTTGTTCACTTTCCAATCTTCCGGCAATTCGTTCGTCAGACCGAGCGATCGAGCACGACGAACGATGTGACGGCGGATCGCGGCGTGGCTGTTATTCTTGCCGCGACCGATCGCATGCACCGCGTTATGCAGATCGGTGGCGTTCTCGATCGGATAGCTGCCGTCTTCCATTGCAGCGCCAGAATCAGCGGCAGCGCGACGCTCGTCTGCCGTGAACGTGCGCTTGAGATACGCGACGGCCTCGACCGGCAGCTCTTCGGACTTAGCGAAGTCATATAGAGCGTCAGGTGTCCCTTCACCTCCGTCGCGCTTGAACATGATCACGCGCGCTCCAGGGTTAGCGGGCCGGTCCACCAGGCTGACTTCCGTCACGCTGATGTCCTTCAGCAATTGCGGCATGAGCGCGCCCCTAGAACAGACTAATTTGCCGACCCGGCAGTCGGTGTCGCTGATCCTGATAGGCGCGGAAGACAGCCTCACGTTGATCTCGCGGAACGCGGCCAGTCGTCATTTCCTGGTGACAAGGCTTGCAGATAAGCCATGTGTGGTCTGCGTCCGGCTTACTGTTGTGATAGAAGTGGTCAAACTCAGCGAAGGCTGACCGATCTCCCTCTTCCGTCACAACTGCCGCCAACCCACAGCACGGACAGCGTCCACCAAGTTCGGCCGCCGATGCGATATGCTCCCGCTTGGTGGCCTGGGTCAGATTCCGGCGTGGATTGATCAACGCTCGCTTCACGAGCGCCAGATCCTCCGCCATGGAATCCTGTCTGGCTTCAATCCGCGCGATTGCGCCGTCCTGAGAATCGAAGCGAACGGCCAAAGGGGCGACGATCTCTCGAACCGCCTGAATTAAGTCACTCGCGGTGACGCCGCGGTCCTTTAGCGCATCTTCCATGGCATTGAATGCCTGGATATAGCGGACCTTGAACTGCATGGCCCGCTCGCCGGTCCAGCCCATGACGAGCAGGGTGAACCCGTCGCGCGTCATGTCGAAGGACGGCTGCTCGCGGCCATAGCTGTCCAGTGATGTCGCGGGCCGGAGCCAAGATCTCCCCAAATCTGGGGAGATGTTTAAGGCATTGATATCGCGCAGCACATGGTCGTGCCGCTTCTCAAACGCCGCCGCCACGTCGCGACTGTTCACGACAGGAACGCCGCCGTCGCCTTTCAGGCCGAGTTCAGCGCAGAGCGCCGGCAGCGCTTCCGCGCTCCGGTTGTGTGTATTGGACATTTTGCCTCTTATTACGAGACGGGAACGCGCAGCCCGCGTCCGCCGATCGAGAACGCAGAAAGCGCGCCCGACTTGGCCAACTCGAGCGTGCGCTGATCGCGCGGCTTGTAGGCGATCAGCCAGCCGACCTTCTTCAGATCGATGCCGAGCGCCTTCTGCAGATCGCGCGTGAACATCAGACTTTCCACGACGTCGCCGCCCGTCACGCCGTCTGCGTGCATCAACCCGCCGACCCGGCTGTTCAGCATGAATTCATGCGCCGCCTTGAGCATGTCGTGCTCGGTGATGCGATCGCCCTGCGTATCCGTTACGATCTCGCCGTTCGTTTCGATCTCGCTGGCCCAGCCGTAAATGATGCCCAGCTCGCCATCGACCTTGCTAACCGGAACGGTCAATTGCCAGTCGGACTTCTTCGCCTCTTCGATCTGGCCGACGAACGCCTGGAAGTTCGGCTTGAATTTGCGGCGTTTCGGCGCGTCATCATTACCGAGCGCAGTGCCGACATGAACGGTTGACGCGGTCGGTTGTGACTTGAGGAAGTCGCGGAAATATTGCATCGCAATGGGTGAGCCTTGCTGTGCATTTCTTGAGATACGCACCGGCCCGGCTCGGTGGACAACAGACCATTGGCTGGCGAATACTGGTCCGGACCAACGCTAGGAGAGCGAGTTGAAGGTTATCAAGGGCGGATGCCTCTGTGGCGCTTCGCGATATGTGGCACGTGGCGAGCCGATCAATGTGCGCGTCTGCCACTGTAGGGTGTGTCAGCGGTCGCTTGGCGCGGCGTTCAATGCCCGAGTGCTGATGCCCTTGAATGCCGTTACGATGACCGGCGCGCTGGGACGCCGCAACTCTTCCCCGGTTCTTGTTCGAGGCTTCTGTACAGTCTGCGGGACTTCATTGTTCACCGAGCGGGCGAGCGCCGGTGTGATCGGCTTGACGTGCGGCAGCTTGGATATGCCAGAAGATTTCCAACCCACTGAACACATCTGGACTTCCAGCAAGCAAGCATGGCTGACGCTCAATGATGGACTGCCGCAGTATCCCGAAGGCGCTCCCGCCTGAGGCGTCGCGGCTGATACCGAGCCGCTCAGCGTCGCAGCAGCCAATCCGTGGACCTGGCTGTACCAAAGTCGTTAACACGTTGCGCGCCACGTCACTCCGCATCATGGCGCAACGCGACGTCTACCGCCTGATTGTAAAGCCCTCGGTCACATGCACTGAGCCGCGATAGCCTTCGGTGATACCTTCGAAGCCGAGGCCCTTCGGTAGCTCGACAACTTCCAGACCGTCGACGCGATTGCCATTGATCTTGAATTGCTCGTCGCCGTTGCGCAGCGCGGCATCGAAGCGCGCAGTGGCAGCACGATATTCGGTCAGCAATTCAGGATCGGTCGGATCAATCGAGACGATCTTGCGCGCCGGTGGCGGCTTGTAGAGATCGACGGCCGGCGGCGGGATCGGTTGTTCGCCGCGCGCTACACGCAGCCGATTGTGCGCATCGCGGAAGGCTGGGCTTAGTCGCGCCCAGTTCTCGGTCTCGTAGGACATGGGATCACTCCGGCTTAGGGAAACGTCACCCCGTCGGCCCAGCCAGCAAGATAACCGCCGGCGGCGGCACCTTCTCCGGCCTCTCCGGCGGCTTCGGCGCCAGCGCCGCATACCGTGGCATCGGACGATATCGCCAAGGCATCGCCGGTTTGTCCAGCGGCTCGGTCACCAGCACCGTCGCGCCGGCCGCCACGTGCGGCATGTCGACGCCATAGCGGTTACGCCAGAGCCGGTTGTCTATCCTCAGCGTGGCCATATCGCTCCGGCGGATCATTGCCAGCACGCGGCCCTCACGCTCGCCGGATCGAAGCGCCGCCAGCGCTACCTTGGGATCGAAGCCGTAGCCGTGGAACGCGATGGCCTGCCGCACCGCCGGCGGCAGCGCATCGAATGCGGCCATGTCTGCTGCAATAGTTCGGGTTATGCCGCCCTCTGCATATCCGTGCTCGCCAGCGTGAAGCGCTCCGTGCACCGGCAAGTCGGGTGCGGGTCGGGCGGCATCCTCACTGGACCATCAAGCGAGATATAGTCTTCGTCAAGCGCAACGCCAGCCGCATTCAGCAACGGAATAGAGCGACAGAATGGACAGACGCGCTCGTCGGCCGCCGTAAGCCAGAACCGCCGGACGCCGGAGGATCCGATGCCGGTTCGATCGGCGTATTGCTGCCACGCGGCGCGTCGGCCTGCGTTAGCCGCACGCATCGTTTCGGTGCGCGCTATGGTGAGCGCCCGATGCGCCTGGTAGCGCTCGGCGTACCGCTGCACCATGCGGTCGATCTTGGCCGCATCGAGCGGCTGACCTTCGATGGCGCGCCGCACCGATGCATCGAAGCGCTTATCGCGCAGCACGCGATCGAGCGCCGCGACGTCACCGTTCTCGAGCAGCCGCCTGAAGTTAGCCACGGCCGCGGCCTGCTTGTCGGTCAGCCCGATCGTCGCCTTGATCGTCCTGGCGACATCTTCCGGCGACATCCCGTTCGTAAGGCCGTCTCGCACGTCCTGATCGATCACCAAGCTGACCGTGTCGGCCAGCCGTTGGGTGAAGGCCGACTGCACCGCCTGCTGCTCGGCGACGACGGCCGGAGCAATGGGGTCGAACGTGAGTGGGATCGCGGTCTGAGACGGTATCGTCGCCATCTCCGCGGCCGCCAAGTCGTTCTGCAGCGTCACTAGTCGCACCGTTACGGTGCGCATCATATCGATGATCAGCGTCTCCGGCACGAGCAGCCGGACCGATGCCCAACCGCCGGCAGCAAGCGATGCCGCGATCGACGCGACGTCCAGCTGGTCTTGTATCGCATCCCAGCCGTCGTCGAGCGCCGCGGCGACAGCCTGGTCGGCGGCTTCGGCCCGCCGGCGCGCGTCGTCGTTCGGATCTTGATAGTCCTGGGCGCGTAGCGGTGCGAAGTTAGGCACCCCGCATCCTCTTGACGCGCCGTGCCGCACTGGCCATCAGCACGCGCTTGAGCACGTCGGTATCGGCACCTTGCGCGGTCGCAGCATAAGCCGTTTCGTCGGAGATATCGGGCAGGCCGGCGGCGTCGCGCAGGAAGTTCTCAAGATCGACGTCCGGAAACATCGTCATTCCCGATTGCGCCAGGTGCAGGATGTAATTCCCGATAGCGTCGAGATCGACACGCTGCGCCAGGTCCGGCACGAGTTCCGGCATTAGCGCATCGTCCATCGCATTGATGCGCCACAGCCGCGGCAGCAAGTACCGATTGATCACCGCCGAGATGCCGTTCAGCCAGCCCTCGATCGCGGCGAAGAACATATCCACCTTCGACAGCGCCAGGTTCTGCGTGCCGCGCGCGGTATGGCCCAGCTGAATGAAGTCGGCGAGCACCGTCATGAGGATGTCGAGCTTGTAGGCCTCGATCACTGCCCGATTGCTCTGGCCCTGACCGCCGCGCGTCTGTGGCGTCGTCATCACCAGCTCATACATCCGAACGTTCGTCGGACCGTTCGGCCCCATGTACGTGTTAGACGGCAGAATGACGCCCATCTGCTCGTCAACGCGGATGTTAGTGACGATCTTCTTGTATTGCGCGAGCTGCGATGCGGCATTTGCGTCGCCCGCCTGCGCCGCTTCCATCAACTGTTGAGGGACGTATAGCGTAGGCAGGCCGCCGAACCGCTCCAGCGTGATCGCCTCGCCTTCCTCGAGCCGCTTGATGAACTGATAGGCGCG